CATGGAAACTCCTGGAAGAGTTGGTACTTCAGATAATGACATCAACGCAATCAGAAACATGGGAATGATTTCTGAAGGCTATGTTGTAAATCATTATCTAACAGATACTGATGCTTTCTTTATCAAAACTGACGTACCTAACGGATTAAAACATTTCGTTAGAACACCTGTATCAACTAGTATGGAAGGCGACTTCGAAACTGGTAATGTTAGATACAAGGCAAGAGAACGTTACAGCTTTGGTTGGAGTGACTGGAGAGGTATTTTCGGTTCCCCTGGAGCATAATTCACTTATGTGAAAAATTAAAGGGACCTTCGGGTCCCTTTTCTTTTGTAGACGAATGATATACAATCATAAGGACTAGGATTATATTAACTTGTTTTATCAACTGACCTAGCAGACAAGCCGAGATGATAAGACTTATTTCCGTAGGAGGAAATTATGGCAAATTCGACTTTTAACGGACCAGTCAGGTCTGAAAATGGTTTTAAAACCATTGACGTAAACTCATCAACAGGAGCAGTTACTGACGGTTTAGTAATAAACTCAGATGGTAATGTCTATACTGATAATGGTGGGCATATTCAATATGCAGCTACCACAGGATATGGACCTGCTGATTTAATTATAGGTAAGGGTGGTAGTCAATACGGCACAGCTAACCCTTATGCAGAAAGTGCTACACAGTTGTTTCCATTAGGAAGTACATTGGTTTACGGTAACAACGTTTATCGTTATGTTGAAATAGGTGGAACTGCGGTAACAGCAGGTAAACTGCTACAACATAAAGCTATTGTTTCTGATCATACAAACATGACTGCAACAGCAGCAGTAGCGGCAGGTGAAACAGCTATTTCTGTAGAAACAGGTGGAACTGACCTAACACTTAACCAATACGCAGACGGTTATCTTTGGGTTAATGATGTAAACGGTGAAGGTCAAATGCTTAGAGTAAAATCTAACCCAGCACACGATCACTCAGCAGATCCATCAGTAGTTATCACTTGTTATGATGCACTTGCAACTGCATTAACAACAAGCTCACAACTATCTTTAATTGAAAATCCTAACACAAACCTTATTGTTGCACCAGCAACAGAAACAGGTGCGTTAATGGGGGCTACAGTTATTGATATGACAGCAGACTATTTTGGTTGGGCTGTTATTAAAGGACCCGCAGCTTTACTGACTGTAGGAACTCTAGTTGTAGGTAATGCAGCAGTTAGATCAGGCGGTACTGCAGGAGGAGTTGCTCCAGCAACAGATAACGTTTTACAAGAAGTTGGTGACGTTATGGCTGTTTCAGCAAACACTGAGTATTCATTGATTAATATGAATTTAGGCTAGGAGTAAACTATGGCAGACGCAGTTACAAGTCAAAAAATTGTAGATACTGATAGGAAGCTAGTTTATAAATTCACTAATATCTCTGATGGCACAGGAGAATCTTCTGTTAATAAAATAGATGTCTCGGGACTGAATACTAATAACGAAGGAGAAACCTGTACGAGAGTAACTTTATCGCAACTATGGTATGACATAGGCGGTATAAGAGTAACTCTTGAATGGGATGCGACGTCTAATGTTGTTTGCACTGTCTTAGGAGGAAGTGCAGCAGCAGGAGTAGTTTCAGGTCATATGGATTTTAGAGAATGGGGCGGTATTCCTAATAACGCAGGTAGTGGTATAACTGGCGATTTAGATTTAACGACTCATGGACATACTGAACATGATCATTACACTATAGTAGCCGAATTTGTTAAAAGTTATTAATAATGGCTACGTCAGGAACTCGTGCATTTAGTTTAGATGTAGCGACCGCAATAGAAGAAGCATACGAGCTTGCAGGATTGGAAGCTCGTACTTCTTATGATGCAGTCACAGCTCGTCGTTCTATGAATATTATGTTTGCCGATTGGTCAAACAGAGGTATTCAAATGTGGGAAGTTTCTAAAGTAGAGCTTACGCTTACTGAAGGAACTAGTGAATATACAATCAATTCTTTTGATATAGACATCTTAGATGCATATATCCAAAGAACGGTTAACGATACAGTTACTGATTATACTTTAGACAGAGTAGATAGGAATGAGTTTGTTAATATTCCTAATAAATCAACTAAGGCTAGAGCAACTGAGTATTGGTTAGAAAGGCTAAAAAGTCCTGTTATACATCTTTATCCAACACCAGAGAACTCAACCGACAAACTCATTTACTATGTTTGGAGAACTATAGAAGACTCTTCTGCTCAAATCAATGATGTTGATATACCTACTAGGTTTATGCCGTGTTTAGTTTCAGGATTGGCTTATTATATTTGTTTAAAAAAGAATATACAGAAACTTCCTATAATGAAAGAACAATACGAACAAGATTTAAGAAACGCTATGAGGTACGATGAAGACCGCTCTCCTTTAAGAATTGTTCCTAAACATGAGTATATATAATGGCACATGCTTCAGGTAAATACGCTTACTTTATCTGTGACACTTGTGGTTTTAGATACCCCTATAAAAAAGCTAAAGGTAATTGGGAAAATTTTAGAACGTGTTCTGAATGTTACGAACCTAAACATCCACAACTTGATCCACCACATATAACGGCAGACGCAGAGTCTTTATGGAAACCTAGACCTGATGTTCCTTTGCCGCAAAGCCAATTAGGAGTTATAATCACTACAAACGCAGGCAGTGGAATGACTTTTGCTTCGGACCCAATAGGAACTGATTTTGATGGTTTTGGAGCAACTACTGAAATAGGAAACGTAACGGTGAATACATAATGGCAGGATTTACATATAGCGGATTAAAAACAGCAGTACAAAATTATTTAGATAATACTGAAACAACTTTTGTTAATACGTTAGACACCTTTATACAAACAACAGAAGAACGTATTTTAAAATCGGTACAACTTCCTGTGTTTCGTAAAAATGTAACAGGTAGTGCTACTGCTGATGTTGAATATTTACAAACACCAGACGATTTTTTATCACCTTTTAGTTTAGCTGTAATAGATTCAAGCAATAACTACACCTATTTACAACTTAAACACGTAACCTGGATCAGAGACTATACACCAGCACGAGCCACAACAGGGCAACCCATTTACTATGCTTTATTTGATAACAACACTTTTATACTGGCACCTACTCCACCAAGTGCATTAAGTTTCGAATTACATTACAACTACAGACCTGCTTCTTTAACCACTGTAGGTGATAGTAATCAAAGTTGGTTATCTGAAAACGCCCCTAATGCTATGTTATACGGTTCTTTAGTAGAAGGAGCTGTTTTTATGAAAATGTCACCAGACACGATTATGATGTACGAACAAAAATATCAAGAAGCATTAGCTATGTTAAAACTTTTAGGTGAGTATAAAGACGTAAGAGATGAAGCTAGAAACGATCAAATAAAAATAATGCCGCAAGGAACGACAAATGTTTAGTGTAGATGTATCAAGTAGTTTAGGAAAAGTTGGAGTTCAAACAACAGAAAACAAAGGTTTAAGTCCAGAGTATTGGACTGAAAGAATAATGGAACGACTAGTTGCGGTTAGTGATAATGCAGATCCTATGGTAAAAGCACAGGCTGAAGCGTTTAAAGAAACTATACAAAAAGTCGTTTTGTTGTATATGAAACAAGCTATATTAAGCGATAGAGCGACTGTAGCAGGTTTACTAGAAAAACAAGGTCATAAAGAAATGGCTGATATTATAAGGAGGCTATAATGGCAATAACCCAAGCAATGTGCACTTCATTTAAAGTAGAACTGTTGAAAGGCGTACATAATTTTACAAACAGTTCTGGAAATACATTTAACTTGGCACTATACACAAGTAGTGCTAGTTTAGGTGCAAGTACAACTGCTTATACAACAAGTAATGAAGCAAGTGGAACTAACTATACTGCAAAAGGCGGTGCTTTAACAAACGTAACACCAACATCTTCAGGAACAACAGCGTTAACTGATTTTGCTGACCTTACGTTTTCAAATGCCACTGTAACTGCAAATGGAGCAATGATCTTTAATGATAGTGCTTCAGGAGACCCTGCGGTTGCAATTTTAGCATTTGGCGGAGATAAAACTTCTACAGCAGGAGATTTTACTATTCAATTTCCAGCTGCTGATGCAAGTAACGCGATAATAAGAATCGCGTAGTTTAGCTTATGGCTAATATTAACGGTTGGGGTAGAGGTACTTGGGGTCAACTAACTTTTGGTGAACCACTTCCTGTAGCCGTTACAGGAGTAGTCGGAACTACAGCACTAGATGATGGTACTGCAGTTCAAGCGGCAGCTGTTACAGGTGTTTCAGCAGTCGCGTCAGCTAGTACACTAGGTGACGAATCAGTATCTGCTGCTGCTAATGTAGCTGTTACAGGAAATGTAGGGACTTCGGCATTAGGTACGGAGTCGTTAATTACTAACAACAACCTGGATGTTACAGGTTTTGCTGGTACAAGTGCTTTAGGAAGTGTGACGCCTAATGCAGACGCAATAGTCACGATTACAGAAGGTTTTGAAATAACCTCTGCACTTAACACAGTTAATGTTTGGGGACAAGTAGCACAAGGAATATCAACAACGTATACTCCTGTTTCTACTACTCAAACACCAAATTGGCAAGAAGTTGCTTAATATTTATGAAAAATAAGGTATAATCAAAACGGAGACTGAAAAATGGCAAGTACATATGTTAATAACCTCAGACTAAATGAAATGGCTACTGGTGACGCCAGTGGTACTTGGGGAACAACTACTAACACTAACTTAGAGTTAATCGGAGAAGCATTAGGTTACGGCACAGAAGCTATAACAACAAATGCAGACACACATACATCAACAGTAGCTGACGGTGCTTCTGATGCAGCAAGAGCTATGTATGTTAAATACACAGGAACATTAGACTCAACCTGTACTATTACTATTGCACCTAACACTATGAAAAGAGTGCAAATTATTGAAAACGCTACTTCAGGCTCTCAGTCAATAATAATCAAACAAGGAACAGGAGCAACTGTAACTATTCCGACAGGAAGAGTATCTGTTGTTTATTTAGATGGAGCAGGTTCAGGAGCAGCAGTAGTAAATGCTTTTACTGATTTAGATTTAGCAGGAACACTTAGTATCGCAGGTAATGTTGCAGCAGCAGCAGACATGACGGTAGGAGACGATTTAACTTTATCTTCAGACGCAGGTGTTTTGGGTTTCGGTGCTGACACTGATGTAACATTAACACACGTAGCTGATACAGGTTTATTATTAAACAGCACAAGACAATTACAATTCGGTGACTCTGGTACATACATACATCAATCAGCAGACGGAGTATTAGATTTAGTTTCTGATACTGAAATAGAAATAAACGCTACCACTATTGATATAAACGGTGCTGTAGATATTTCAGGCAATGCTTTAGTAAGCGGTGAAGTACAAACAGCTAATATAGGCTATACAGATGGCGACAACGCTATAACGATTGCTGATGGCGGCGGTATTACTGCAGCAAACGGTATTACTTCTACAGCAGCCGCTAACACTTTTGGAGCTACATCATTTAACGATGCCGATATAACTAATGTAGGTTCAATAGCTTTAGACACTATAACTAATGATGGTACAGATATAACTCTTGATTCAAGTGGAGATATTATTCTTGATGCTGATGGTGCAGATATAAGATTAAAACATGCTGGTACAGAATGGGGCAGGTTTGTAGATAATAGCAGTAATCTTTTAATACTAGCACCTGTAGCAGATAAAGATATTATGTTCAATGGAATTGATGGTTCTAGTGAAATAACAGCACTAACCCTTGATATGTCAGCAGCAGGTGCAGCTACTTTTAATGATAAAATTACAGCAGTAGGAACTTCAGTATTTACTAACCTTGATATCTCTGGAGACATTGATGTAGACGGTACAACCAACCTAGATGTCGTAGACATTGATGGTGCTTTAACTCAAGACGGTGGTGCAGTATTTAACGAAGATAGTGCTGATGTAGATTTTAGAGTTGAATCGAATGGACAAACTCACGCTTTATTTGTTGATGGCGGTTTAAATAATGTTGGAGTAGGTTACTCTGCCGCACACACAGCAACCCTACAAGGAATATCTATTTTAAGTGGTGGACAAGGCGGTGGCGTACAGATTAATAGAGAAGATGGCAGCACTCCTAGCTCTGGAGAGTCTCTAGGCTCATATGCATTTAAAGGCACCGACAGTGCCAATACTAATGCAGCTGCTGATGCAATGATCGCAGCAGAAGCTTCACAAAATCACAGCGGTTCTGCCGCAGGTACAGAATTACAATTCTGGACAAAACCAGATGATACAGGTCCAGGCTCGGCTCCATCTAGAAGAATGACTATTAGAAACGATGGTGGTGTGGCAATCGGACTTAATAATGATGGTTATAGTTCCCAAATACTTTCGGTTAAAAATGGTGCAACCGATAATGCATTATATGCAGAAAGCACAGACGCTAATTGTTTTGCTTCTTTTAGAGATGATAGCAGCTCAGCTAATATAGCTTTTGGAGCTATAGCGAACGCTCACATACTTAGGGCAGACAACACAGTAAGAATAAGAGTGGATGGCGATGGACTTAAATTTGGTAGTGATACAGCAGCAGCTAATGCTTTAGATGATTATGAAATAGGAACGTGGACACCAACGATTATTGGAAGTACAACTAACCCTGTATACGGAACAAGTACTGCGGTTGGTGATTATGTCAAAGTAGGAGATATAGTACATGCTACTTTTCTTATAATAGTCACTTCTGTAAGTAATGTGGGAGCTGGCAACAAGTCTGTCGATGGATTGCCATTTACTAACAATCAAAACTCATATCAGCAAGTAGGTACGATTGGATATAATGACGTTTGGGCAGACGCCGTCACAAGATTTTATATTACAGGGGGTAATTTAACGATTATGCCCGCAGGTGTAACGCAAAGTAACTATACAGGTGACGTGACCACAGGATATTTTGCTGGACAAATATCTTTTCAAACCAGTGATTAATGAAATTTTATGTTGAATGGATGTTTAACATGGACAGGTGCAATAAAGCACGATAATAAATAGGAGAAGAAATGGCATTAGTAAAAGAAACAGTAGTTGACAAAATATCTTCGTTAGAAAACGGAGTTATTCATGTAAGAACAGCTACGATTGTAAAAGAAGGAACAGACGCTAAAGGATATACTGAGCTTAGCAGAAGTTTTCATAGACATGTCTTAGAGCCTAGACTTAAAAATGATTCTGGTTGGTATGACCCAGATATCAGCGGAGAAGACTCTAAAGTTCAAGCAATAGCAAACGCTACTTGGACAACAGACATTAAAAATGCTTATGAAACTTGGAATTACGGCGAATAATTTTTAATTATTAAACTAACCACACCGACAAGTGTGCATAAAACCATAGGAGGATTATATGGATAATAAAGAAACTGTCAAACAAGAAGAAAATAAAGCTGTTATAGGTGATAAAGAAATATTAGAGTCAGAAATGACTCCTGAACAACAATATCTTGCTAAACAAATAACAGACCTAAGAAACAAAAAAGCAAAAATAACATTTGATTTAGATCAAATCGAAGCTGCTTTAAATGTTTTTCAAAACACTTTTATACAGTCTACACAAGAAGTAGCTGATGAAATATTAAAAGATGAAAACACACAGGAGAAAAAATGAGTATCTTAAAAATTATAATGATAATTAACGCTATTGTTACAATAGCAAGTTTAATTGCAGCACTTACACCTACACCAAAAGATGATAACTTTTTTAAAAAAGTTTATTCTATCATTGATTTATTTGCAATAAACATAGGTAAAGCAAAGGATAAATAGTGGCTACAGTTAAAGACGCATTAGCAGAACTAAATGCACACGAAAGAGAATGTGCAATTCGTTACGAATATATAGAAAAAAGACTTGACGAAGGCTCTGCAAAGTTTAAAAGACTCGAAATGCTTCTTTGGGGAATATATCCATTTATAGTAGGATCAATCATCCTAGCTAAGTTTTTATAGGAGCATTAAATGCCTCTGCAAAAACTTTTATTTAAACCAGGAATAAATAAAGAAGGAACCGCTTACTCTAATGAGGGGGGATGGTTCAATTCTAATCTAGTGCGTTTTCGTAAAGGATTACCAGAAAAAATAGGTGGGTGGATAAAAGCCTCTAGTAATTCTTTCAAAGCAACAGGTAGAGCACTTCACGCATGGGTTGATTTAAACGGCACTCGGTATCTTGGATTAGGCACTACTTGGAAATATTACGTATTAGATGGTTCGACTTTTCATGATATAACACCAATACGTGCAACAACAACTAACGGTATTACTTTTGCAGCAACTGATGGTTCTGCTACAATAACAGCAACAGATTCAAGTCATGGAGTAGTTACAGGAGATTTTGTAACTATTTCAGGAGCTGTAAGTTTAGGAGGGAATATTACAGCCTCTGTTTTAAATCAAGAATACCAAGTTGTTTCAGTCCCCAGTACAAATACATTTACGTTTACTGCAACAGCCACAGCAAATTCTAGCGATAGTGGTAACGGTGGTTCTGGTGCAGATGCTGTTTATCAATTAAACGTTGGTTTAGATGTTTATGTTCCCTCTACTGGGTGGGGATCTGATTATTGGGGAGCAGGAACATGGGGCAGTGTATCTGCACTAGGTGCAACAAATCAGTTACGTATTTGGACACATGATAATTTTGGCGAAGATTTAATAATTAATGCTCGTGGTTCTGGTGTTTTTTATTGGGATGAAAGTTCTGGGGTGGAAACGAGAGCAGTGGCTTTATCAGACCTTACAGGAGCAAACCTAACTCCTACACTAGCATTACAAGTTATGGTTTCAGACGTAGATAGACATGTTATTTGTTTTGGTGCAGATCCTTTAAACGATTCAGGAACCGCTAGAACTGGAGCAATAGACCCAATGTTTATAGCATGGAGTGACCAAGAAAATGTTACGCAATGGGAACCATTACCAACAAATACAGCAGGTTCTTTTAGACTCTCAGCAGGTTCTGCAATAGTAGGTGCAGTAAGAGCAAGACAAGAAACTTTAGTTTGGACAGATACGTCATTATATTCAATGACTTTTGTAGGTCAACCGTTTACTTTTTCAGTTAATTTAGTTAATGAAGGTGTAGGTCTTGTTGGACCTAATGCTATGGTAAACACTCCTAAAGGTGTTTTTTGGATGGATAAAAAAGGTTTTTATACCTACACAGGACAAGTTCAAGAATTGCCTTGTTCTGTTACTGATTATGTTTTTAGTGATATTAACCAAACACAAAGTTATCAAATATTTGGTTTTGTTAATAAAGCTTTCGATGAAGTTGGTTGGTTTTATTGTTCAGAGGATGAAACAGTTATAGATAAATACGTTACGTATAATTACGAAGAAAATCTTTGGATGATAGGAAATCTTTCTAGAACCTGTTGGTTAGATGAAGGTATTTTTCCAGACCCTAAAGCAACTTCTTCCTCTAATGATGTTGGATATCTTTATAATCATGAATCAGGGGTAGACGCCGACGGCTCTGCCATGACTAACGTGTTTATAGAGTCTAGTGATTTTGATTTAGGAGAAGGAGACGAATACCAATTTATTAGTAAAGTTATTCCTGATATTAAATTTACAGGTAACGCTGATACAGGTGCTAGTGGGCAAACTTTAGATATCGTTTTAAAACGAAGAAATTATCCAGGAGAAGATTTAACTACGGCTGTAACAGGAGCTTGTACTTCAGTTACTACTAAAATAGACACTAGAGTTAGAGGAAGACAAGCAGTGCTAAGACTACAATCTAACGATACAGATACAACAGTTATTGGAATGAGTTTTAGAGCGGGAGCTACACGTATAGAAACCCAAGCAGACGGTAAAAGATAATGGCTAAGTTATTAGAAACAAAACTTCCTGTAGCTATAGGACCTATTGATCCAGCATTATTTAATCGTTTAGTTAGAGTATTAGAATTAAGTTTAAATAAAGTTGATGTAAATTCAACTGTAAATGTTAATGAAACAGAAAGAAATCTTAGTCAGTTTAATACTGGCGATATTATTTGGAATTTAGCGACACAACAATTACAGTTATGGACAGGAACACAATGGGTAGATATATACAAAGGCTCCGAAAACGGGGTAGAGGGTATTTCTCAATTAGGACAAGTAAGTGTTTCGACTGGTGGGGACACAACAATAGTGATAGGGGACATAGCGTCTGGCTACGGAACCGAAAACTGGTACACGTAAGGAGACGAGTTATGGATATGAAAAAACTACAAGAAGAATTAACTTTTGATGAGGGCTGTATCGATAAAGTTTATCTAGATCATCTAGGTTATCCAACATTTGGTATAGGTCATTTAATATTAGAAACAGACCCTGAGCATGGTCAAGACGTTGATACGCCTGTATCTGAAGAAAGAATAACAGAGTGTTTTGAAAAAGACATACAAAACGTGATTAATGATTTAGATAGAAACATGATTTGGTGGAAAAATTTACCAGAAGATTTACAAAGAGTTATGGCTAATATGTGTTTTAATTTAGGTATAACTAGATTATTAAAGTTTAAAAAGTTTTTAAGTGCAATGGAAAACCATAATTGGGATAAAGCTGCAGTTGAAATGTTAGATAGTCGTTGGGCTAAACAGGTAGGTCCACGAGCTATAAGATTAAAAGATAGAGTTTTAAATGGAGAAAACTTATGATGAAAAAAGCTAAATACATGAGAAAAGGTGGAGCAATAAAAAGCTCTAAATATAAGAAAAAAGGCGGCTCTAAGAAAAGAGTCATGAAAAAGAAGAAAAGCAAGAAGAAGTAAGTGCCTTCCCTCATAAGTAATATCCCTCATTTTAAATGTTGGGTACGTAGGGAATTTACTGCTAATCACCAAAAATATCATGGTGAGTTTCTTCATGCAATAGCTTTTGCTGTGAACACTATTCCAGATAGGTCGTTAAGTTTTCAAGTTGTTTTTACAGGTTGTGAAACAGAATATGATGATTGGGAAGAAGGAAATATACACGGAGGAGCTATGTGGGCTAGAATGCCAATACAGGGATTAATAGCTGATATTCCTGTTGAAGACTGGGCTATTCCTATGGAAGACCATATAGCACAACCTTGGGATTGTGAATCAAGAGACCATTCTGTTATAGTTATGGATAGAGTTAGTTCTAGTCCATGGCTTTGCAAAATAGACGGAAAGTTTTATACTGGTAAGTATATGTTTACGGTGGACTATACAAATAACGCTATTGCTGATTGTCCCGCACAACATAAACAATCTCATGTATTATATATAACTGAAGATTGCGAATGGAAAGGCAACATAGTTGCTTTACCTAATAACAGGGTAAGAGCGACTAGTCCTGCATTATGGGTGACTGGAGAAGGAGCACCTGACTTTACTCCTTCACAACACACTCACTCTGCAGAAGGACATGAGAGTTATCTAGACCCATCAATAACTTTTAATAATTTATATGAGGATTAAATATGGCAGCAAAAAAGAAAACACATAAAACTAAAGACGGCAGAATAGCTAAAAAAGGTCTTTATTACAACATAAATAAAAAACGTAAAGAAGGCAGAAAAATGCGTAAAAAAGGAGCTAAAGGTGCACCAACAGCGGCTGCTTTTAAACGTTCTGCTAAAACAGCTAAAAAACCTAAAAAGAAAAGTAAGAAAAAATAATGGCTAAAAAACGTAAAGAAAAGTCTATAAGACGTACCACTAAAGGTAAAGGTGCAAATTACCGTCCTACTAAAAGTGGGGCAGGCATGACTAAGAAAGGCGTTAAAGCATATAGAAAAAAGAATCCTGGAAGTAAATTAAAAACAGCTGTAACAGGAAAAGTTAAAAAAGGAAGCAAAGCAGCAAAAAGAAGAAAGTCTTATTGTGCTAGAAGTGCAGGACAGATGAAGAAATTTCCTAAAGCGGCTAAGAATCCTAATTCAAGATTGCGACAAGCAAGAAAAAGGTGGAAGTGCTAATGTATGAATATGGTTGTACGGTTGAAAGAGTTGTTGATGGGGACACTATTGACGTTGTTTTGGATCTTGGGTTTGACATTAGGTTTAAGTCTCGTGTTCGTTTATATGGTATTGATACTCCCGAGTCACGTACTCGTGACAAAGATGAAAAAGTTAGAGGAAAAATGGCTGCGACTTTCTTAAAGAATGCTGTAGATAAGGGAACTAAAATTGTTATAGAAACTAAATTAAAAGATTCTAGAGGTAAATACGGCAGAGTTTTAGGTAATGTTATTGTTGATGGATTAAATATTAATGAAACTATGGTAATAAATCATTTAGCTGTTGCTTACTTTGGTCAATCTAAAAATGATGTAGAAGCAGAGCATTTAATCAATAGGGAAAAGTTAATAGAACTAGGGAAATTTACACCCGTAGAGGATTAGTATGGAAGAAAAAATAATAGATGAAACAATAAAAAGAAAACTAGAACTTGATATAGATGTCACGTCTAAAAACGATGGTGATAATCCTTATATAAAATGGGTGCATCTAGCTAAGACTATAGATGCTTGGCGTATTTTTCCTAGAGTGTTTGTTAGTGTTTATATTGTTTTATTGTATAAAGTAGTTATTTGGTTTATGGAACTGCCAGAACCTAATTTAGAACAAGCAGGTCTTGTGTCTATCGTTGTAGGAGCTATGGCAGCAGTGTTTGGAATATATGCAGGAACATCAGGGCAAAGTAAAAAATTTAAAGGAGAAGACAAGTGAAAGTATTTGCTACTGAATTTAAGGTCGGAGATGAAATATACGAGGGACCATATATTTATGCTAATTCTTTTGAAGAAGCTGAAATGGAAGCAGTAGTTTATGGTGTTATTGTTGTTGGTATAGTAACCGCTATTATTAATAACGAAGAAGGTACAGAATGGAACAGGGTTTTGCATTAATAGCCGAAGTTGGCGTTCCTATTGCAGGTGCGTTAGTCATGGCGTATTTTATATTTTTAATTATGAAACAACTTATGGGTGGTTTAGTTGATGAAATAAAAACAGTTCAAGGTATTACTAAAATGTTAATTACCAGAGCGTCTATTATGAATAACGACATGATAAGAATAGATACAAGCGTATCGAGTGCATTAAACATAGCACCAGACCTAGACAGGATAGCAAGAGCAGAAAATTTTGTAGAAGATGGAAAGATAGATGCTAGAAGGGATTAATGGATGTAGCTCAATTAATAGCAGATTTTGGTTTTCCTGTAGTGATGGTGGTAGGACTGGGTTACTTCGTTTATTATGTATGGCAAACGATAACGAATACAATAGACCCAGCAGTGCAAGAAATGAAAGGCACAATTATAAGATTAACAGATCAACTTCGTTTATTAGACCAAGACATGATACGATTACAACAAAAAGTCAATACAGTATTACAGCTAAAAGAGCAGGAGGTATTGAATGACAATAAAAAAGAAAAGAGGACGACCAAGCAACGCGGAACTAAAACAAAGAAAACAAGAAGCTGAAAAAGTTTTAATTGCTCGTATAGTCGGTGTTATTGGTGTAATTTTATTAGGAGCTATATTTGTTCAAAATGTTTGGTCTGACCAAATAGTACATAAATTTAAATCACCTAGTTTTAACGGAGTTGGTACATCATCACATTACCTAACGATAGAGAATCAAGAATTTAGTCGTAAACTTACACTCAAAGAAGAAATAAAAGCGTTACAAGACGAAATTAAAAGAGAAAAAGAAAACTCTACTCTTGCAAGATTTATGCGTAATCTTGAATCTAGAGTGTATGCTGAATTATCTAGACAGTTAGTGGCAAACCTGTTTGGGGAAACACCTCAAAATTCAGGTACAATAACCTTGGAGGGCAACACCATTGAATATACAAGCGATGGCACAACATTAACCCTAACTATAACTGAGTCAGATGGTACAATTACAACGATCGTTATTCCTATCGGTACTTTTACTTTCTAGTTGTTCTACTTTTGATCAACTTGAAGATACGTACGAACATAGGTTTCAAGCACATAATGTAGTTTCTATACAAGAACTACAATCTCCTTATTTACGTGATGTAGAAGTTCCTAAAGTCAGTCCTGTTGTTGCTGTATATCCTACGGCATTTACTGATCAAACAGGGCAACGTAAAAGTAACAGTGAGTTTGCTTTGTTTAGTACCGCAATAACCCAACAACCAAACGCACTTCTTATCCGAGCTTTAAAACACGCAGGTAATGGTCAGTTTTTTAGAGTTGTTGAAAGAGTTGGTTTAGATAACCTAACTAAAGAAAGACAATTAATACGTTCAGCAAGGGAACAGTTTGCAAGCGAAGAAGAAAAGAAAAAACAATTAGCACCGTTATTATTCGCAGGTATTTTAATAGAAGGTGCTGTTATATCTTATGAATCTAATTTAGAATCTGGGGGTTCTGGTGCAAGATATTTAGGTATTGGTACTAGCGTTCAATATAGGGAAGATAATATTACAGTTAGTCTTAGAATGGTTTCTGTAGCTACAGGAGAAGTATTATTAGAAGTATTAAGCCAGAAAACTATTTTTAGTTATGGCAAATCTAATGACGTATTTAGATTTATTGAAGCAGGTACTGAACTAGTAGAAATAGAAATGGGTAACGCAAGAAACGAGTCATCTACCATAGCTTTAATGAAAGCTATTGAGGGTGGTGTGTTAGAAATAATTAAACAAGGTTATGAAAGAGGTTATTGGGTTTTACAAAATGAGGAAAAAAAGGTAGAATGAAATTATGATGATGAAGAAGTGCATACAACTTTTGTTATGTCTTACTTTATTTCCGTTATTTGCGGCTGATAATGAGATATATGTAGATCAGTCAGGAACTGGTGCCAATATAGACCTAGAGCAACTAGGTATTTCTAATATTATTGGTGGTCTTAATTCAACATCAGGCAGCTTGAATCCTTTCGATTTAGATGGAACAGGAATGACATTAGACATCAATATGATTGGTGCAACTAATAAATTTCTTGGAGATATAACAGCTAATAGTTTTACAGGAGCTTACAACTTTACAGGCTCAACTAATAATTTTACTATACAAGTAGACCCAACGAATACTTATGGGGCTAATAGCTCTAACCACAATGTTGCTGTTACAGGCAGTAGCAATACGTTCACTTTAAATCAAGGAACGACAGCGTTAGCAGCATCTTTAGATTTAGACTGGATAATACAAGGATCTAATAACACGGTCACATCAACAATAAATATTGATGGGGCTACTAACTTTATGGATATTGACGGTAGTGATAACACAGTTACTTATTTAGGAACAGGTGTAAATGCTTCAGCAGGTGGATATTTTTACCTAGATCATACAGGCGGACAAAGAACATTTAATATCCAACAACTGAGTACCCAAGATAATGACTGGCTTAAAATTATATCCGTCGGTGGTAATGCTGCTTCTTCTGTGTGTGTCGTCCAAAACGATCAAGGCACAAGTCTCGGATGCTGATATTGGTGGCATATCTGAATTAAACGGTTCAGCACAAATACTAAGAGACAAACCATACGAAGCTAATTTAAAGTTTGCTATTCAAAGCAACGATGAAGCCATAACAACAAATGGTCGTATGGCTATTACATTTCTTGATAATTCTACAGTAAAACTTACCGAACACTCTCAACTTCTTATAGATGAATACATCTATGACCCTGATCCTAGTAAAGCAAAAATGGCTCTTACGTTTGGTCTTGGCACAGCAAGGTTTATTACAGGTAATCTAAACCGTATAGATAAACAAAACATCACACTTAAAACACCTACGGCAAACATAGCAATTCGTGGAACAGATTTCACAGCGACTGTTGACGAACTAGGACGTTCACTTATTATTTTACTTCCAGACCCTTTAGGTTTATCTAGTGGAGAAATAGAAGTAGTTACTGCTATGGGAACCGTTATATTAAACAAACCGTATGAAGCAACTACAGTAAGTGTATTTGAATCTGCTCCTACTAAACCTGTTATCCTGGATTTAACGTTAGATGTAATAGATAATATGCTCATTGTCACTCCTCCCAAAGAAGAACAAAGTATTGAAGAAGAAACTACTACAGCACAAACAAATAGCGTATTAGATTTTAACGACTTAGACATAGACTATCTTGCAGAAGATTTTTTAAAAGAAGATAGTTTAGAATTTACTGAACTAGATATAAATTATCTTGACGTAAATTATTTAGAAGATTTATTAAATGTATTAGATGCATTAGCTGTAGCAGAAGAAGAAGATCAATTAGCACAAGCAACAAGCACACAAATATCAGGAACTCTTTTAGGTAAAGACCCAGATACACAGATAACAACTTTAATAACAGGCAATGTTATTAGCTTACGAAGACAAGTAAATGAAAGTGTACGAGTTGATTTAGATGGTGGTAATGCTTATACGGTTATTTTGATACAGGACGGGGTATCTAATATAATTAAAGTTAATGGAGGAAGTGATAGCGTAATTACTATTACTCAAAGTGATTAATGAAAAAACTGATAATACCTATATTAGCAATACTTGTATTACCTTTATTATTTCAAACAACGCCGACAGAAATACTTAAATTAAAAACGTTTGATGCCTTAATACAAGAACAAGAACCGTCTGGTAATTTTGTTATTTTAAATATAACTGAAGACGATGTAGAAAGAGAAGGGGGTTATCCATTACCTAGAGAACGTTTAGCTAATATACAGTTAGAAATA